TACGATGGAGCGATTGCTGAAACTACAAACCTGCGGACGTGGGCAGCGGACCACGCCAACATGCATCTCCTGCAGTTCGGCGAACGCGACGGCAAGTTCTTCCTGCAGCGTGCCTTCCCCCGCAACGCAGTCGCGATTGCTGACCAGTTCTCAGCAGGCAACATCCTCGAAGACAGTTTCGAGTATCAATATCTAAATCCTGAAGACCGCGATCCAATCCAAGTGTCGGTGCTGTACCGCGAAGAGGACGGCGAGGTAGGTGACAACGGCGGACGTTTCCCCGTTACCCGTGAAGTTCTCGTCACCGAAGTCACCGCATCCGCCAGACCACAGCTGGAAACGATGGACATGTCAGCGTTCTGCACCAATCGCCAGCACGCCATCGACGCAGCAAAGTACATGATCCTGGCGCGTCGCCTTACCGACCACATCATCAAATTCAAGACCACGCACCAAGCAGTCTTGACCGGCTTGTACCCCGGCGACTACATCAAAGTCGGTATGGATTACACCGCGTACAACTTCTTCAACAACGGTGTGGTCAACTCTGACGGCGTCGTCGTCACAACAAGCCAGCTCCCCCCTGGAACGTATCCCGTCATCGGCTGGTACCACAGTTCTACGGACGACCCAACTGAAATGGAACTCGTTATTAACGAGGATGGCACCAGTCCCCAAGTGGGTCTGCTGTTCACTAGCGTCGACCGCATCTCCCAAGTCCGCACCTATTTGGTGGAGCGGATCACAACTGAAGAGGATGGATCGTTTAGCGTCGAGGCTAGCCATGCCCCCACAGACTCAGGCGATGTGCTCGAATTGAGCAACAAATTTTATGATGATAGTAACTGGGAGATCAAACCGTAATGGCTATTAGCTTTCCATCCGTATCGCCCAGCGGACGTCAATACACCGCAGCTAACTGGCCGACTAACAGCTTGGATAGCCAGTCAGGCACTACGACACGGCGGCTGTGGGGAAATTTGCCAGCCCGCGCCAGTCTGACATTGGTGTTTAACAACGTGGACGATACCGTCACCGACAGCATTATGAGTGCACATTATGACGCCAAGGGTGCATGTGAAGAGATCACTTTTGCTAACGAGACAATGGGTGCCGATAGCGGCATCTGCAACACGGATTTAGCGGATAGCATCCGTCTTGATTCAGGAGACCACCGCTGGCATTTCGTGGAGCGTAATGGTGTTAGCGTGCAAAGCGTTGGGCTTGGTTTGTCTACAGTGACATGCAAGTTTAGGTCTGAGATCCCAGGCAGCTAAGCTAGTCTCATACGTCCGCCCCGGTTGATGTCTGCTCTATCCGGCTTTGAGGGAGCGTTATATTACGACGGTGTACAGATTGCGAATGTCCGCAACTGGTCAGTAACCGTAAACCGCGACGCGCTTGATGTTACTTCAATTGGTGATGGCAATCGTAGCTATGTCCCTGGATTGCGTGGGACGACAGGAACAGCAACACTTTTATATGATACAAGCATTGGAAGCGGCGAATTAAAGCTCTGGAACGCAATCTTTGGAACGATCGGTTGCGACTCGACCCCAACTCCTACTCCTGCACCAACCCCTGACCCTACCCCATGCGTTCCAGTAGATCCTAGTGATTACAAATACGTCAGATTTGTTGGCAAAGCCACTATCACTGGTCATGACGCCGAAGCTTACCCTGGATCATTTTCAGGCGCATGGATTGATCCTAATACAGGAGATATCGAGACAGAATGGCTTGAATTTACCAGCCATGCTAACTTAGGAACTGCGTATGGAGCACGTGGCGTACAGGGCGGGGGTGCATACTTTATACTGCCACAACTCACATGCGCTGATGGTACATATACAGATGATGGTAACACCACAACTTGGACTCCTACAACTAATTACAGTGTAGGATCCGGTGATAATCCAAACTGCCCCGGTGAATATGGAGATGATTACCCTAATGTCATACTTGGTACGCGATGGCGAGCGCGTGTTGAATTGTCCACCGAGTATTTCAGAAGTTACGGAAATTTTCCTCTAATCTTAGGAGGTTTAGTTGTTGATCAAAGGCTATATTCACCTGTTCCGTCGTCTACACAGCCACGCTATTTAAGTGTTGACATCAATCCCGGAGTTGGATTTAGCCAACCGCGCAAGGCTGTCATTGAAGGTCACTGGGAATTCTCTAACGACGGTTCAACCGTAGAAACCACCTGGAGCGGCCTAGACGACGACGGCAATGACATCGACTGCTTACCAACACCGACACCAACGCCCACACCAACGCCAAGTCCTAGTGGCTCATTAGCTCCTGTCAAATTTGTGTTTGACAATTGCAGTGGTTCCAAGGGTCAAATTGAATTTGATGCAATCATTACAAGTTGGACGCATGGGATAAGTGTTGGTGAGTTGCAATCAGTTACTGTTCAATTCCAAGGCAGCGGTCCTGTTACCGTCGATTACCCTTCAGTACCATCACCAACTCCCACACCTGAGCCAACACCGCCCCCATGCGTCCCGGTAGATCCTAGTGATTACAGATACGTTAGATACACTGGTACGTTTAGGCAAAGCGGCGCAAAAGCTAATGGAGTTTTGAGCACAGAATCAGACCCAAGTTTAACATCAATAACCACTAGATGGTTTGAACGATTAACAAATAATGGCAACGAGTACATGTATCTCGGTGGTTTATACGCTCTGTATGGACCTTCTACAGCATCAACCTGGGGACCTGCTGACGATATGATGGATCCAACTTCAGACGATTACACTCCAGATGTTGCAAACGCAGTGCAGAATTATCAGCCGTACGCTAACGATGATGGCGAAGATTTTAAATGGAAAGCTAGTTACAAACTAACTTTAAACGATATAGTTTGGTCTACTTTAAATTTTCACCGCTTACCTTTTGGAGATCTCGGCGGCTTTGGATACAGCGTGAAAAATGTGGCAACACCCCATTTAACAAGTGGAGAGTTTAGTGTTTTCCCTAATTTTACATACACAACAAATACACTTGAACCATCAGGTTTAGTTACGTTTGAATTAAACGGACAGTGGGAATTCTCTAACGATGGCGTAACAGCAGAAACCACCTGGAGCGGCCTAGACGATGATGGCAATGACATCGATTGCCCGTCTCCATGCGTCCCAGTAAATCCTGATGATTACCAATACGTTAGATACGTAGGTAAAGCTACTATTGTCAATAGTCCAGATATAGACTGCTACAGAGACGGAGGATCATTCTTTTCAAATTTTAGAGGGCCTTATATTGACGATGAAGGTAATATTCAAACAAGATGGTATGAGCGTGTTTCAGATAATGCCAAGTTGTATCTAGGTTGTGCTAAAGCTAGAACTCAATGGGCCGGCGGTTACGTCCACAGCGCGCCAATATCTTATTATTATTTTCCTGATAATCCTTGTGGTATAACAAGAGTTAACTATGATGTTAATGGCATTTGGCGTTATACTGAATTTACTGACTTCGTTAATTGGTACCAACCAGAAGGAGGTGCTTATGTTTATCCAAAATATAGAGTAAGCGCCACATGTGGCTCTGGTTCTTCTGGTGGTCCTGAAGGTATTGCATGGAGAGCATCAGCTTATTATAAAACTACTGGTCTAGATATAACCTTTAGAGTCAGTAATGATGAAGGTATTACTAGTATTAACATTGGTGATATTGGTGGTAGTGGTTACAATATTGCTGGCACTTCTACTCAACTTAAGCTTCGACCAAATCAATTCCCATTTAATTATGAAGTAGATTCTGAGTTTGTATGTAGTGTGCATTGTCCACCTGAATACACTGATTATTGTGATCCTTTACGTCCTGTTGTTCAAGATGCTTCTGAACGTGCTGTTTACATTAACGGTCACTGGGAATTCTCTAACGATGGCGTAACAGTAGAAGCTACCTGGAGCGGTGTAGACGACGATGGCAACGACATCGACTGCCCCTAGCGACTAACGCTAAGATGGTTCTATACGCCTACAGCTGGCAGCGATGTCCGTCCTAACTGGATTTGAAGGCGCACTGTACTACAACAACGTACAGGTCGCTAACTGCCGCAACTGGTCGATTACCGTAACCCGCGACACCCTAGAAACTACAACACTAGGGGACACAGACCGCACCTATAACCCCGGCCTGCGTGGTGCGTCAGGCACTGCAACCGTTCTATACGATAATTCCACATCAGGTACCGCACTAAATTTCTGGAACAAAATTTTTGACACAATCGATTGCAACGAAGACAAAACAGCTACACCCGTCAGATTTGTTTTTAACGACTGCAACAGTCCCAAAGGCGAATTTGTCTTAGACGTATTTATTACAAGCTGGACTCATAGTGTCAGCGTTGGCGAAGTGCAAGCAGTCACAGTGCAATTCCAAGTATCGGGCGACGTAAGCGCTAACGACTCTACTCCTTATCACAGCTAATGGCAGTCCTCGGTGTTGGCGGTCGGCTTGAACTCCGCAGGGAACTACCCGACCCAATTGTTTTTAGTTTCGGCACCTATAGCAGCGACACACTTACTGTCACCCCAACTTACGGCTGCAACTGGCAGCACTGGTGGACAGGCGATAGCGCCATGCTTGTCTACTTTGATGCAACTAACGCAGCGCTTGGTACGTCATCTGTATTTATCTGTGTCGATGAGCTAAATCGCATCAGTTTTTACGCAGACAAATGCACCAGCATGGCGTGCCAGCTGGACAGGCGCATTGACATTAGTGCCCTTAGTTTTGCGGGCAACATCGACTCTATCGGTGTCTACCCCATCGGCACTGCCCCATACCAAAACGCCAAAGCCAACTGCATACCCGCAGGCGCTGGAGACTACGAATATTTTGATGTTGTTGACGACGATGATATTACCGACAGCATGTGCGATCACCCACCTGACTACTTACTGCCCATCACTGGGACGACACCATACGAAAACGCCGACATCCAACCCCGAAGCGAAATCGACAGTAGCGAAAGCCTTGGTCAATGGCTCTGTGTTGCTGACATCCGCGAGTGGTCCCTAGAACTAGACGCACCAGCAGTAGACACTACAAGTGTTGGCGACAAGTTTGGCGAGGCCGTCAAGTCTTTGGTCAACGGCGGCGGTGAAGTCAACTTCCTCGTAGACCGCGCCTGTCACCCCCACTTAGAAGAGCCAGAAGTATTGATGCAACTGCTGCTCATGACGAAGAGTGGTGCCAAAGCATCCGCCCGTTTTTACCTCGTCGACTCCTCCCGCAGCGACTGCGAAAACATCGCTGGAACGTTGTACTACGAAGCTGACCTGCTGATTACTCGTAATGCGATCAACCTGCGCCCAACTGAAGTCGTGGCTTGTACCGCCACCTTCGTGACAACCGGCGAAATTAAATTACTAATGCACGGCGCGTAAAATAACTGTATTAACAGCAGTCGCCCTCAGGAGAACGAGCCGACATGGCAATGCGTATCGTACTGAAGCACAGCAGCGCTGAAAACGCACTGCCAAGTGCAACGCAACTGCCATCTACTGGCGAAATTGCGCTGAACTACAACGGCAATAACGCATTTCTAACGTGCCTAGACAGTTCGGGCGACATCCACCAAATTGGCGGGATCAAAGTTGGCCCTGGTGCGCCCACTACTCCCGCTATCGCGGCGATGTGGCTTGATACAGCAGGCAGCGACAACATTTTAAAAGTCTGGGACGGCAGTGTATGGCAAGAAGTCAGCGGTAGCGGCGGCGATTTTAATAGCGGTCCAACCCCACCCGGTAGCGGCAACTCTATCGGTGACGTTTTCTTCGATACCACTAACAACCAACTGCTCTATTGGGACGGATCCGCATGGCAACCTATTGGTGGCGGTGATGTAACCTCAGTTTTTGGTCGTACGGGTGCCGTCGTCGCTGCCGAGGGCGACTATGACCTCGACCTACTTGGAGATGTCAGCACCGCTGGAGCGGTTGACGGTTCCCTGCTGCAATACACCGCTGCTACAGGTTCATGGGGACCGGGCAGCCCTGGCGCGGTGGTCGTCAACTTGGACTATACAAATGCGCCAAATCAAGGCACCATTACCAACGACTCTGGCACCAATGCCGTAATTCCTTTAGCGAACGGCACCAACGCGGGTCTAACAATTGAAAACTACACAACAGCAGAAAAAGACAAGCTTGCACTTATTGACGCCGGAGCGGAGGCTAACCCTGATGCTGGTCGTGCCCTTACTTACGACACCAGCACAACTCCCGACACACTAAATGCGGACATCGCATCCACGGCTCAACTCGGTGTTGTTCAGATTGGCAGCGGACTATCAGTTACCGGCACAGGTGAAATTAGCGTTGACGCAACCGGCACAGACATCGGTGTCGACCTTACATATACAGCTAACGGGCTTAATGCTGGTACGGTAAATAATACAGGTGGTGATGATGCAACAATTCCTATTGCTACCACAACAACTGCAGGGTTGTTTGCCGAAAAAGCAAAGCTAGACGGCATTGAACCTGGAGCGGAAGTCAATGTTGATGTTGATCTTGGCTACACCGCCGCTGCAGACAAAGGCACGGTCACCAATACAGCAGGTGATGATGCAGTGCTTCCGTTGGCAGATGGCACCAATGCCGGTTTAACAATTGAAAATTTTACTACTGCACTTAAAGACAAGCTAGATAATTTAGACGATATTGGTGTTAGCCCTACTCCACCATCATCTCCAAACCTTGGCGACCTATGGATTGATACATCACAATGCCCACCCGTTCTAAACATCTGGGACGATTGTTCGAATCCGGGTAATCCAACGTGGACACCAATTGGAGACGGCACCCCCTCTATTCCAGCAATTACGTTTGACGTAAGGATTACTGATAGCGGCTCAAGCGGCAATGTCGTAGGTCAAACATTAACTGCTGTTGCAGACAACATTGCAGGTGGTGTCGCTCCAGAAGTCAAAGGTTATAAATGGTTTGTTGACAATGTAGAAGACGTTACAGCTACAACTAACACTCGAGTAATTGTAAGTAGTGATGTCGGAGCAGAAATCACTTGTATGATTACTTGTGGTGAGCCAGGTGATACGGCAGCTGATGTTACTAAGACAGCGACTTACGGCAAAACGCCTGCAGAACCGGAAATTGATTTTAATGCAATTATTACAGATTCTGGCCCAAATGGTAACAAAGTTGGTGAAACTCTTACTGCTGTAGCGCAGAGCATTAGCGGTGGTGTGGCCCCAGTTGAATACGCTTACCAGTGGTACTCAGATGGCGCTGCAGCAGCACTTCCCGCAGGCGCACAGAAAGAAATAGAAATCCTTAACTATGATATAGGCAGGACGATTACTTGTGAAATCACGGTTGCAGAGCCTGATGGCTCCAACGCTGTCACTAAGACAGCGACTTACGGCAAAACGCCCGAAGCAGCAGGAGTTATTAACAAGCCAACAGTTTTAACACCACCTGATGGTGCTGGTATTGGTGCTATTACGTACACACCAAAGACCAGTGCGATTGATGCTGGTGGTGTTAATGAAATTGAAAACGGAATTGACGCTACACCTTATTTAGGTACTACTGTTTCGGAATCGGGCCCTGTCAACGTCCCACCGACTGGAGATGATATTTTTTCCCCAGAGCCCGCGCAATGGAGCGGCTTTTTTACTACGATAATGAGCGGCAGTAGCAGTAGTGGCAGCGCTTCTGTTAGGTTTCTTGCACCAATAATCAACCCCCCTGATGAAGACCTTACAGTCGATTACGCATTAAGCATTCAGGAGCTGCCGGCTTCTTTTAAAGTAATTGTTCAAGGAACTTTGTCTTCAATAGAACGTACTTATACGAGTATTATTTCAACACCAGAGACAATCACAGTTGATAACAGCGTAGGGGATATAACTAGAATAATCATTCGAGGCGATACGATTAAAGCAAACACTCTTGTGACCTTTGCAGTTAGGAAAATCAGCATAGGCTCTACACCAATTGGTAAAACTTATGAAAAATACACTGAACTCACTTTAACCGACAGCAACACTTACAACAACGCTGACGACTCTGACATGAGCACACCCATCAGCACAACATTTGTTGCTGGTGACACTGTAAATAATGGCGCTGGTGCAACAGGCACACTAACTGCTGATGCCGATGACGCTGGTCCCACCATCGTGCTGACTGATGTGACTGGTACGTGGTCAGTAGGTGATGAAGTTATTAACGATAAGCAAGTCACAGAGTTTGGACCCAGTGCTGACGACCTTGAATTCACTAGCAGCGTCCCATCAGGCACAGACATAACAACCTACGCCTTCGCCACTTGGGAAGTAGATACCGATAGTTTGTTTGGCTCACCGATGACAACACCCAAAGCTATCACCGCTGGTGCCATACAAGAACTCCTACCCGCTGAGCGTGGTGCGATTACATTGGCAGCCGATACTGAATATCACGTCCGCGTAAAGTATGACTCCGCTGACCCTGCTGGTGTTACGTCTGTTTATTCAGACGCAAATCATTTTCAAACTAGTTCAGCAGTAAGAACTGCTAACCCTAGCTTCCTTGCCTATGACGCCGATAACAACAAGTCCGTCAATGACCTAGACATTGTTGACCGTTTCGGTGTAGACCCAACTGCTGATAACACCCGCCTTGGCATCTACGAACTAACCGAACAACCAACAAGCACAGTCGCTGGTTACGTACCAGAAGGTGATAAGTACAAGCCAATCATTGACTTGTCCGAACCTCTAGAGCAAGCACAAGCAGAAGCCGCACAGGCTAATGCAAGGCTTGACGAGGCTAACGCCACTATCGAAGAAATCCGCGCCGACTTTGAAGCCCGGATCGCTGCCCTAGAGAACCCTTAATCCTTAAGCAGCTGCATCAGCACCTGCATCCCACTCTTACCCTTGGGGCGTTGCCGTTTTGGTGACGCCTTTTTATTGTCCTTCCGCTGCTGCTCGCGGTCAAAGATCGATTTCT